TCTGCGCCTAACTGTTCTAAGTACACATATACATTCCATAGATGATGAAAGAATGGTCTTCCTGTATGTTCAACTTTAGTTGTATTGTCATACAAATACTTTACACCTTTATCTCCATATTCCAATGGAGCGGTGTTGAATACCATAATGGTTTTTTCAAAAGGAGTTATTCTTGATAGAGGTGATGTAGAATGTAACTGTGCACTATCAAAGATAAACATTCTATTATACTTTGGTAACATAGCAACCTCTACATCTTGACTATCGTCATACAACAGAGTCATTCCATAGTACTTAGGATCCCAATCTTTAGTTAGATATAGGATAGCTGTTTCAAATCCAGGATGTGATTGAACTACATCTCCATCTCTTGCTTGTTTATCTGTATGTGGATATGCATCTTGTCCAAAGTGATACGTCTTTGTATACGATCTATACAATGATCTCTTACCTATTACATCTTGTAAAACATCAAATGCATCCAACATGATAGGATGGTTTTGATCTATCTCTGGTGATGAACACATATCCCACTGGAAGTGTTTTGGCTGCTTAACAATATTGTGTTGACCATGACCGTATTCAAATGTGTTACGAGCATGAGACTTCCAACCATGTTGGAACCATGTGCAATATTTTCTTTTGATGTCAAGTAATAGGTCTTCGGAGAAGGCGCCTTCGACGCACTTCGGTTCAATATAACTCATTATAAATCCTAAAAATTAGTAGATTGTGTATCCGTAGTTCCAGCTGAACCCAGTCTTAGAATTCTGAACAGCTTATATCTAAATGTTGCTTGGCACTCTATGTAATCAACAGAAGGTGCCGTGGTTGAAAATTGTAAGTCAGACAATGCTGTTGGATAGCAGTCTTCAAATTGTACTTCTACGTTAGGCTGCATAGCACTGTTCATAATAGTTAATGTAGCATCACTATACGGCCCTTCCGACATGAAGTCAACACTTCTTTGCTTTTGATATATGTTCTTAGCTTGAGCAAAGTCTTCTGGAAATCCTAATTGTACCATCCAATCAAACAACTCAATATAATTTTTCATATCCTCATCAACTTTGAAAGCAAGTTGAAACTCAGCAAAAGCCATTCTGTCACCAATGGTAGGAATGTTAACAAAAGGGGTTGGCATTACTGCATCACCCATTTGTACTGTAGGAACATTCATTGATTGAACAAAATAGTTTGTTGTTGGTAGCTTCTTTATTCCAAAGTTAAAACCCAGTGGTGATAGAAACTGAGTATTATCAGGCTGATCGCTTAGTGCTCCACCGAATTGATTAGCCAATCGACGCTCCTATATTCTCTAGTGTTTGAATCTGCAACCAACACTTCATTGATTACAGCATCAATGTTATGATGCCAATAGATCAGAAACTTATGTACTCTAGGATATTCTGGTACAATGTCTTCCGTACCCCAGATAAATTCCTGAAGAATGTTTCTGTAGTCTGGCATCCAATATCTGACGTTAACTAGTACTTGTTGTCTAACTATCATATCTCTTCTATTTATACAAAAAAAGAGGAGGCATAAAGCCTCCTCTGAGTTGTTAATGTAATCGAAATTACATAATGTTGTCTACTAGGATCTTTCTGTAGTACTCATTAGAGTCTGCAGCAAGGGCACCAGTAGCAGCAAGAGCAGCTGTACCTCGTGCAAAAGGATTCTCGATCACGCCGTAACGAGTCTTGAAGCCGATTTTAGGTTGGAAAGTATCTTCCCCAACCGCACGAACCATTTGCAATGGAACATATGGGCAGTAGAATAGACCAGCATCAAATGCACTAGAGCCTTTATAACCGATAGTCATGTAGTTACCAGTTGTATAAGGATCAATGTATACTCGAATTCGTCCGTTAAGTACACCAGCAAAAGTGTTGCCTGTGTCATCTACTTGCAAATTGTTAGAGTTAAGAGCTGGAGTGTAATCAAGTACACCAGCCATTTGTAGTGCGGAAGCAACATCTGAAGAGCAGATCAGCATGTTGCCTTTCCCTCTACGAGTACCCTTCGCAATACTGTTAGCTTCACGTTCGATTTGGAACATCAAACCTTTAAACTTTTCAACCATCCAACGACCGTTAGAGTCGGTGTCTAGGTCAAATTTACCTGCTGTTGTTGTGTCATCTTGTGCACCAACTTTAGCAATAACATTGACTGTTCGAATCATTTCTCGGTTGATTTCAGCCAAGATTTCAGTCGAAAGAATGTTAGCTAATTCAGACTCTGCGTCCAATCCGTGGATTGCTTTCAAGTCCTGTGCCAATTCCATTGTGTATTCTGCTTTGAGAGCTCTGGACTTTGCAGTCACAGCAATCTTCTCAATGCTGAATGCCATTTCTGGGAACACGTTGGCAGCACCATCACCCAAGCGCTCTGCTTGAGCTGTGGACATACCAGCAGCATAGTTGTACAATTCAACGTTGGAAGCGGTACTGTTCAAGTAACCGTTACCTACGAATGTACCTAGGTTTTGTGTAGCACCACCTACGTTAGTGTTTGTGGAGGTATCTTTATCCATTGAGAAGCCAGTGTTGACTTCGTTATAGAAAGTTTCTCCGCCGGTCTGGTTAGTGTAACGTGATCTCATTGCAAAGATCAAACCAGTAGGACCAGTCATAGGCTGAACACCCATGATGTCATATGCTACCAAGTTTGGCATTGCACGACGAACCAAGCTGATTAGAACTGGGTCGTAAATATCAATGTTACCATCGCCAGCTGTTGAAGACGAAGCTCCCATAGCGTTTGTTGGAGCTGCTTCGAGCAACGATTGTGGATTGAAAGCTGCTGACTCACGTAGAGCAGTTTCAGTGTTTTCTAGCATTACAGCTGTGACGTTCCGCTTATGAACATCCCCAATTTTGTCTAAGTCGGGGTGCTCAATAATAGGCTGCCATTTCTGCAATAATTCTTCGTTTAACATTTGTTTCTCCGTATGTTAAGAATTATCTTGTAAGGGTTCTTGAAATAGCCTGAGCATAAGCAGCCATGTTCCCGTCAGAGATTCCCGTAGGCTTATCTTCGTTCTCAACTTCAACTAATTCTTCATTGATTTCAGTTTCTGTTGCGGCTGGTTTCTTGTTAAAGTATGTTTCAAGAATAGTGTCGAGCTTCGATGTGAAGTCCTCTTCACTATCATAGTCTAGGCCTTCAACTAGATCCTTAAACTCATCTTGTTGTTTAAGGGTCATGCCTCTACTCTTCTCATTGAAAAGAATAGCTGCGTGTTGATCTTTCATGACCTTCTTGAGGTCAATCTCTGTGTTGATTGCTTCGTCAATTTTCTTCTTCAGTTCTACAACTTCAGATTCCATATTGGAAACATGGTCAACCTTGTCTTCAGGAATCTCAATAAGAGATTCTTTGAATAGGTCTTTGACGCCACTCATAAAGTTTTCAGCCATCTCTACTTTAAGAGCTGACTCGATGGCAATCTCATTTTCCTTCATCCAAGTCTCGGCAACGTACTCTAGGTACTCATCGAGTTTGGTTTCTAGGTCTTCTTCGTGTTGAGCAGTAGCTTCTGCCAACTTCTTATCATAAGCTTCTTTCAATGCTTCTTCTACTATTGTAGCTTTTGCATTCAAAGCTGCTTCAAAGATTGTGGATGCTTGATCGAAGAAATCCTCTGTGAGGCTTTCCTTATCTTTGAATAGCAATTCCAAATCTTCTTTGACTTTAATATTAGCCATTGTATGAAGTTTGACAGGAGATCCAGCATCTCCTTTTGTTGTAATGGATGCCTTGTTTCCTGAAGAATCCATCAAGCCTTTGTAAGCCTTAGAGGCTTGGCCTGGTGTCATCTTAGAGAACATGTCTACCACGTTTTGGATTACGCCAGTTTTACCTAACTTAGGCATTGGCATAGCGTTTGTCTTATCCGCTTTCCTACGAGAAGAACCAGTATCGATTGGGTCGGCCACACTAGAGTCCTCACCAGAAGCCTGGAATTCAACAAGTTGGTCTTGTTCTTCAACGTCGTCAGCGGCTTCAAGAATTTCATCATCGTCAGTTAAGGATTCTAAATCCTCAATCTGCTCCTGAGCTTCTTCTCTTGCCATTATTGACTCCTATAGTTTGTCATTAAACTTATTTATAATTTTAGTGTATTATAGCGATTTTAGGTATTTATCGAATAGTCTCAACGCTGATTCTTGAAGTTCCTTACTCGACTTCCGTCCTAGCTCTTTCGTTTCTTCCACAACTTTCATTGCGTTGAAATGTCCAGATGCAGCGTCATATACCCAATCGACCCCTTCCATCACTCCATTAACAAATGCTTGAGGTGCTGAGGGATCAGCCACAATATCTGCAGCCGTAGAAAGCATGAAGTCATCTTGTACTACTTGACATCCTGCCTTCTCTCTTAGAGTACCCATACCACGGCTTGAAACTCCCAATTGAGCACCTTCATCAATTAAGTTTTTGACAATATTACCATACGGGGTATCTAAAATCTTTGCTTTACCAATATAGTTGTTACCTTCTTGGTGCAAATCTTTGATCATATGGGATGCTCTTTCCAAATTTATGGTTGGTCCATTAGGATGGCCAAGCTCCCCAAATGCTCTATTCTTTTGAATATATTGTTCGTTGTAACGGTTGACTTCCTTCTGCATTGTAGACATAGGATACATTCTACCATTACGGTTCTTCATTTCTGCTTGGAGGAATACACCTTCAATAAAATGACTTTTTTGTTTTGTCTCTTCATCAATCTGGATTCTAACATCAACAGACTCAATCAGTTCTGTTACTAGCTTCATTCTGAGCTCCCTCCAGCAATTGGAGTAATGAAACATGTTGCGACATCAGTGTGCAATGAAACATACAATCCAGTTGCACCAAGATCAAGATTGATTGACTCGCCACCATCTAGGTTGATCGTCTTAACAACATTACTATTTGTTGTTCCAATTTCCACGTTAGCAACTGATGTAGCATGCGTGTTAACAATCCTAACATAGCGATAAGATTGTTGATCGTGATCACCATCTAGTACAGCTGTATTAGCAATTACCTTTATCACGCTACACTCCTTACCCAATTAAGCAATGCAGAATTGGTTTCTCTATTCGTTACGAATAGATTCTCAAATTGTTCTTGATGATCGTCTGATAAACTATCAAATACTTCTTCTAGTTTAGCCATTTCA